GTGAACGTGGGTGATGATGAACGGGATGCAGGATGAGTTTCGGGCCGCTCTCGCCGATGGAATGAAGAATCGCACGTTGACAACGTGCTTCAGATGGGCCAACCGCCGTCGCATTATGGGCGGCGACTTTCCTGGACCCTATTCGGACAGGTTTCACCCTTGGGTTCGGGAGATGCACAATTCATGGGCACCATTCAATTGGGCCATGAAAGCTGCACAAGTCGGAATCACCGAGGTAGGGATCAATCGTGCGCTTTATACGATTGACAAGCTCAAACGGGACGTGATGTACGTCCTACCGACTACTAAGAACGCCAGCAAGTTCAGCAAAGGGCGGTTCGGCCCGGCATTGGCCTTGAGTCCGTATCTCAAGGCGATGTTCACCGACACCAACTCGATCGACCTCAAACAGGCCGGAACGAATTGCCTCTACATCAGCGGATCGCGCGGGGATAGCAACCTCAAGTCGGTTCCGGTGTCCGAACTCATCCTTGACGAAGTGGATGAGATGGACCAGAAGGCCATCTGGCTGGCCCTGACCCGCCTCGACGGTCATATCGAGAAGCACGTCTGGGGCATCTCGACGCCGACTGTTCATAACCACGGCATCCACAAACTATTCAAGACCAGCACTCAGGAAGAGTTTGTATTCCAGTGTCCAGGGTGTTCGCAACACATCCATCTGACTTGGCCCGACAATGTGGAGGTCGTCGGCGAGAGCGTAACCGATCCTCGTTGTGTGGAATCGTTCCTCAAGTGCCATCTGTGCGGGAAGAGGTTGGAGCACCAAGCAAAGCCTGATTGGCTGAAGCACGCCAAGTGGGTTGCCATGAATCCAAATGGCAACCCGAATCATCGTGGCTTCCACGTTTCGCAGCTTTACAGCTTCACGAAGTCGCCTGGTGAATTGGTTGTTTGCTATTTCCGTGGCTTCGGCGATGAATTGGCCAACAAGGAGTTCCACAACTCGCAACTTGGTTTGCCATTCGTCAGCGATGGGGCACAAGTCACGGATGACATGATCGACCGTGCGATCAGGAATCACACGAAGAATGATCCTCGGCCAGTTTCTGGTCACGAACAGATCATCACGCTTGGTGTGGACGTTGGGGATTGGAGCCACTACGAGGTTTGCGAGTACAAGGTTGATAACTTCGGCTTGGACATCAATGCCGCCGCCCAGGCAAAGGTTCTGTGTGAAGGTAGGTTCTGGCGAGAACAGTTTGATGCGGAATTGGACCGACTGATGCGTGAATGGCAGGTATTGACCTGCGTGATTGACGCTGATCCGTGGATTCTGGAATGTCGCCGTTTCGCCCGCCGGTTTCCTGGGCATGTTTATCTTTGTCGGTATCGCAGAGGCGTGACGGCCAAGGAGATTGCAGTCTCCGATGACGATGACGATGCCCCGGTCATTACCGTCGATCGTTCCAACTGGCTTAGCGCCGCTTTGGGGCGGTTCAAGACTGATCCATCTCGCATTCTGCTGCCCGCTGATGTGTCGATGGAGTATCGGGAACACATGAAGAGCCTCGTGGGAACCTACGAGCGGGACGAGTTCGGCAATCCAATCTACGTGTTCAAGGAAACGGGGCCGGACCACTTCGCCCACGCGAGGGCGTATGCGGAAATCGCCCTGCCGTTGGTGGCGGTGCAAGTTACGGACAAGGACGTAAAGGCTTTCCTGTAAGGGTGTCAGATGAGCGTAGAACAGGTACGGATCATTGATAGTCGATACCCGAACTGGTTGACCACTTGTTCCGACTGGGAGAAGTGGCGGCTGACGTACCGGGGTGGCGATGAGTTCCGCAACAAATACCTCGAACGCTTCACTAACCGGGAAGAACCCAATGACTTCGAGGCCCGCAAGAGGCTGACCCCGGTGCCGAGTTTCGCCAAGGCGGCCATCAACCGCATTCGCAATTCGATCTTTCAGCGGATGCACGACATCACGCGGCGTGATGGTAGTCCCGCTTATCAGCGGGCGATCGCCGGTTTGGATCAGGGCGTTGATCGGCGCGGCAGCACGATGAACGCATTTCTGGGCGTCAAATGCCTGACGGAATTGCTTGTGATGGGCCGCGTGGGTGTGTTTGTGGACAACTCGGTCGTGGCTGGTGAAACTCTGGCGGATGTCGGCGATTCGCGTCCGTACCTCTACCCCTACCAGGTCGAGGACGTTCTGAATTGGGCCTGCACCAAGCCGGATGAGCCGAGTGAGTTTCAGGCGGTACTCCTCCGCGATACCTGCATGGACTACGATCAGACCACGATGCTGCCGTTGGAGAAGTTTCAACGAATGCGGCTGTTGTGGATCAATCCCGACACGGGGTTGGTGAACCTGCAATTCTATTCGACAGATGGCGACCCGATTGATCGTGACGGAAACCCCAGTGGTCCGATCGCACTTGAGTTGACTCGGATTCCGTTCGTGATGCTGGACATCACGGATTCACTGCTGAAAGACATCTGCAATCACCAGATCGCTTTGCTCAACCTGTTGTCGAGTGACGTGAATTTCGCCCTCAAGGCGAACTTCCCCTTCTACATCGAACAGCGCGATCTTCGGGCTGTTGGCAGCCACTTGAAACAGGCCGCGAATCCTGACGGAACTGCGACGGCTGGCGGGCAGGCTGCCCACGACAACGAGATTACGATGGGCGCGACGCGCGGCCGGGCCTACGACATCAAGGCCAACCCTCCGGCATTCATCAATCCATCGTCTGATCCGCTCAAGGCGTCGATGGACCTACGTGAGGAGATCGTTCAAGAGATCAACCGCCTTGTGAATCTTGGTGTTGAGTCGCTTGGGTCGAGAATGCCCGCTGGCACTCAAGCCTTGGACACGGGTGGTCTGGAAGCCGGCCTGAGTTACATCGGTTTGGTTCTGGAAAGCGCCGAACGGAAGATCGCGGAGTTCTGGGCCGCCTACGAGGACCGCGTTGTGGCCCGTCGCAAGGTTGCAACCATCAAGTATCCCGATCGCTACTCCTTGAAGACGGATAAGGATCGCATTGACGAAGCCACCTCCCTATCGAAGTTGATGGCTAGTGTGCCCGGTCAGACGATCAAGCGGGAGATCAGCAAGAGCATCACTCAGGCCCTGCTAGGCGGCAAGGTCAACGTCGAGACTATCGCCAAGGTCAACGCCGAGATCGACGAATCGGTCTATACCACCAGCGATCCGACTACGATTCTGGCTGCCGTGGAAGCTGGTCTCTGTGGCGAGAAGACCGGCTCGATGGCCCTTGGGTTCAGTGCCGAGGAACACATTCAAGCCAAGAAAGACCATGCGGAGCGGGCTGCGCGTGTGGCCCAGGCGCAGGCCAGCGTGAAAGGATCAAACAATTCAGGCGGCGATCCGGCCGCACGGGGCGTGCCGGACCTGTCGGCCAACCCCAGCGCCCCGCGGCAAGAGAAGAAACAGGGGCGGGATCGCACGTTACATGACAGTAAACGTCGCCGTGTTCGAGGCCAAGGCGCTAACAATCAGGGGAATCAGACCTAATGGACGTTTTTCAAGAATCAGTAAGCGAATTCATCGTGGGGCACGGCGGTGCCGATGCGGCGAACAAACCTATCGTCACTGAACCGTACTCCCGTAAGGCGTACAAGGGCGTCAATGTCCGGGCAGCCACGGCCAATTCGATCAACATCTACGTTGGACCGCAAGGCGTCACCGTGGATAACGGATTCTGCCTTCCCGCTGGGCAAGAGATCAACATCTCGGTTGACAATCCGTGCAAGGTGTACGTCATTGCCACCCCTGCTGGCAATTCACAACAGGTTGTCACGCTCGCTGGCTTGGGTGCGCCGGACACGTTCACTTTGACGTTCAATGGTGAAACCACGAATGACATTGCGGACGATGCCACGGCGGCAACGGTGAAGACCGAACTGGAAGGTTTGGCCAACATTGGCGCGGGCAATGTGGATGTCACCGGGAATGCTGGTGGTCCATACACGGTTGAGTTCAAGGGCACCCTCGCCAAGCGGGACGTTTCAC